TCCGATGTGTTGTCTGGTTTAGAAACTGGTGCCAAAACTGGTACAATACGACTTAATGAAGGTGGCTTAATGACAGCACCTAAACCAAAAAAGAAAACGAGGAAGTACAATAAAGGCGGACTCGCAGGTAAGAAAAAATAAGGCTACCCAGCTACGGCTGGCCCCAACATAAGGAGAATATAATGCCTGAACTAGCAGAAGTAGAAACCCAAAAGACAGCAGGATTTGTTGATCGAGGTTATAGCTACGAAAGCCGTAAGAAGCGTATAGAAGAGGAAGAAGAGGAGATCAAACGACTTGAAGCCGAACAACGTGGTGAATCTGAAGAAGAAAACGAAGAAGTTACCAAAACGGAAGAGGCCGATACAGAAGTTGAAGAAAAAGCGTTATCTCCAGAAGAAAAAAGCTTTAAAAAACGTTATGGCGATCTAAGACGCCACATGCAAGAAAAAGAAAAGGAATGGAACGATAAGTTTGAAGCCTTTGAAAAACGCATGGAAAAAGAGTCTATTGTTCCACCTAAGTCTGATGAAGACATTGAGGAATGGGCAAAGCAATATCCAGATGTAGCTGGTATTGTAGAAACTATTGCTGCTAAAAAAGCTCAGGAGATGTTTAGCAAAGCAGATGCTAGACTAAAAGAGCTGGATCAGGCACAATCAGAAGCACAACGAATGAAAGCTGAAAATCAAATTCGTAAATCTCATGAAGACTTTGATGATCTTCGAGCTTCTGATGAATTTCATGATTGGGCTAATGAACAGCCTAAATGGGTACAAGATGCACTGTATGAAAACTCAGATGACCCTGCGTCAGTAGTACGTGTTATTGATTTGTACAAAGTAGATAAAGGCCTTACTAAAACTGCAAAGAAAGCTAAGGCTAAAGATGCAGCTTCTACAGTTACTAGACGTAGTAAAACAGAAGTAGATGTAGAGGATGCAAATGACGTAATTCGTGAATCAGATGTGGCAAAAATGTCAGACAAAGAGTTTGAAGCTAAATCTGAGGAAATTAACAAAGCTATCCGCTCGGGTAAATTTGTTTACGATGTATCTGGCAAAGCTAGATAAACTGTTGACAATCAATAAATCAACAGTATAACTATAGACACAGAGACAAAAGCCTCTTTTTGACTACCTTTTGTCTCAGTCTAATTTCATAAAAAGTCTAAACTATAAAAGAACTACCTGTTCAAGTATAGGCCCAGAGTACACCTACTAGCGCAAGTGGGTGTTTTCTGCACCCTAGAAAACGTACAGCCTCTTTAAGGTGTTTAGCTTTGTAACCCGAAGCCAAATATCAGGAGGATTTATCATGGCTTTTACTTCAGCATCGGGTTACGGAAACTTACCTAACGGTAATTTTAGTTCCGTAATCTACTCCAAGAAAGTGCAGCTTGCATTCCGCAAGAGCACAGTCGTTGGAGACATCACAAACTCTGATTATTTCGGAGAGATCAGTGCCCAAGGTGACACTGTTAAAATCATCAAAGAACCTGAAATTTCAGTGTCATCCTATGCGAGAGGCACACAGGTCAATGCACAAGATCTAGATGACGAGGATTTCTCTCTAGTCGTTGATAAGGCAAACTACTTCGCCTTCAAGATCGACGACATCGAAGAAGCCCACAGTCACGTAAACTTCATGGATCTTGCGACCAACCGTGCGGCTTACCGCTTGGCTGATCAGCATGACCAAGAAGTTCTAGGTTACCTATCAGGTTACAAGCAGTCTGCACTACACGGTGCTGCTGATACAGTTAACACAACTGTAAACGGCACTAAAGCTGTGTCAACTGCAGGTTCTGACGAATTGCTTTCTACAATGAAACTATCTCGTCCTAACTTTGGTAACTTGACAACAGCAGGTTCAACAGGCGACTCTATTCCTGTTGCTGCTCGTCTACCAGGTGCAACAGCACTGCCAACAGGTTACGTATCACCTAACATGATCGTAGCTCGTATGGCTCGTCTACTTGATCAACAACAAGTTGACAAGAATGGACGGTGGCTTGTAGTTGATCCAGTATTCATGGAAATTCTACGTGACGAAGATTCACGTCTTCTAAACGCAGACTTCGGTGAATCAGGTGGTCTACGCAACGGTCTAGTACTAAACAACTTGCACGGCTTCCGTATCTACCAATCATCAAACCTACCATCAATCGGTACAGGTTCTGATACAGTAGACGGTACAGCTCAGTCAAGCAACTTTGGTGTTATCGTTGGTGGTCATGACTCAGCAGTAGCAACTGCAGAGCAGATCAACAAAACTGAAACATACCGTGACCCTGACTCATTTGCAGACATCGTTCGTGGTATGCACCTATATGGCCGCAAGATTCTTCGTCCAGAAGGTCTTGTAACTGCTAAATATAACTTGGCGTAAGAGGAGGACTGACTTATGGCTACAGTAACAACTCTTTCACGAGCAGCAGGGGGTCGTGGTAACCCTGGTAACAAACCTTACTTAGTTGAGGTTGAAATCGACATGGCAGCTGCCGCAACTGCTAAGGGTTCTGCCCTAGCAGCAGCAGATATCATTGAAGCAATTACCGTTGGTGCAAACACAATGGTAATGGCTGCAGGTATGGAATGTACTGCAACACCTTCAGGTGGTACAGGTACAGTTCTAGATCTTGGTATCACAGGTGGTGACGTTGACGCATTTGTTGACGGTTTTGCTTATGACTCTGCAACTGCAGGTTCTTATGCAACTCTAGCAAACACTGCATGTCCTATCTTGGTTACAACATCAGACACAATTGATGTTCTAATCCAAGCAGCGACAACTGTTTCTACAGCAGGTAAAGTACGTGTTTGGGCAATGTTGATGGACGTTGACTCAGTTGGCTCTTCTAAAGAAGCTGACGAAGTCGCTCGTGACTATCTAGCATAACTAAGAACTTGAGGGGCTGGGCAACTGGCCCCTCTGATCTCATCTAAGGGATTTATTTATGGCAACTTATGTTACACTAATTAACCAGCTTCTAAGAAGGCTAAACGAAGTTACACTAGATACAGCTGGTGATGGCTTTGATACTGTACGTAACGTACAAGCTCTGGCTAAAGATGCTATTAATAACTCCATTAGAAATATTCTACAAACAGGCCAAGAGTGGCCTTTCTTAAAAACTACCTATACTCAAACATTAACTGCAGGTACAAGACAATACAGCTTTCCTGCAGATTTTGCTAGTGTAGATTGGGACACTTTTTATATTAAAGAATTAGGAGTTGCAACCAATACTCCTAGCTACCTTCCAACAATTTCTTTTGAAGAGTATACACAAAGATACCGTGGACTAGATGATCAAGCTGATTCAGGTTCTGGTATATCTGCTCCTCAACGTATTTATCAAACCTATGAAAGCAAGTTTGGTGTAACACCTGTACCAAACAACTCATATGAAATAGAATATGTATATTGGTCTTTTCCCAGTGACTTGACTTTATATGACGATACCTGTATAATTCCAGACAGATTTAATCACGTAATTATTGACGGTGCTATGATGTATATGATGCGTTTTAGATCTAATGATCAAAGTGCTGCAGTTCACCAACAAAACTTTACCGATGGTATTCGTTCTATGAGACGTATTCTTATGGATGACCCTTTAGATATTAGATCAACAGTAATTCAAAGAAATAAATCTTTTAGTAATACAATTAGTAGTATAGTCTAATGCCCGAAAATTTAGCCTCATTTAAAGTATTTGCTGAAGGAGGTCTTAACACTAACCGTGATGTGTTATCACAGGGTGAAAGACAGCCAGGGTCAGCTACTTTACTAGTTAATTATGAACCTGCTATCACAGGTGGCTATAGACGTATTAGTGGTTATGCAAATAATTACGGCACGATTACTGGTACAGGCAGTGTTTTAGGTGTTTGTGTTGCAGACGGTATTAATGATGGTATCTTAGCTGCTCGTGCACCTTCCAGTGGTTCTAACTATCTACACTATTGGAATGCTACTACAGAAGCTTGGGTTGCAGTAACTACTTCTGGTTCACCTACAATGTCGGGTGTAACAAAAGTAAGATTTAAACGTTTTAATTGGTCTGGTCCAAAAGTTATTTTAACCGATGGTATTAACCCTGCTGCAACGTATGATGGTACAACATACACTCAAATAACACATGCCCAAGCACCTAACAGCCCTAAATACGCTGTTAATTTTTCAAAGCATATGTTTTTAGCGGGTGATCCTACAGACAATTATAATTTATATTTTAGTGCCCCTTTAGATGAAACTGACTTTGATCCTGCAAATGGTGCAGGTGTTATTAATGTAGGCTTTCCTATTGTACAAATTAAAGCTTTTAGAGATCAGCTTTATATATTTGGTACAACTAATATTAAACGTCTTGTAGGTAATAATATCTCTAACTTTGTACTTGAAGATGTTACAGATGACTTAGGTTGCCTAGCCACAGATAGTGTTGTTGAAATTGCAGGTGACTTGTTATTCTTATCACAGGATGGTCTACGCCCTATCTCAGGTACTAACAAAATTGGCGATGTTAATCTTGAGTCAATGTCTAAAAACATTCAGTCTATTTTTACGGACATCGTATTTGATATTGACTTAGAAGGTTTATCTAGTGTTATTATCCACCAAAAATCTCAAGTACGTTTCTTTTTTGCTGCAGCAGATTCTCAAGGTATTATTGCAGGATTTAGACAAAACAGTCAGACAGGTCAGTTAGGCTTTGAGTTTGGACAGCTGCTAGGACTAGAGGCTACTTGTGCAGATAGTGGATATCTTGGACAGTATGAATATGTAATACATGGCGATAGCTCTGGAAAAGTTCACAGACAAGAAACTGGAAACAGTTTTGCTGGAAGTGATATTTTTAGTTTGTATCAGACTCCATTTTTACACATGCAAGACCCCGAACAACGTAAGATATTTTATACGGTAGCAACATATTTACGTTCAGAGGGTGACAACGAAATTGTTATGTCTGTATTGTATGATTATGAAGACTTTAATAGTTTAAGTCCAACAAACTTTACTTTAACAACAGAAAATGCTGCAGCTTATTACAACGAAGCTTTATACGACAGTACAGCAGTTTATGATGGAAACCCTGCACCAGTTAAACGAACTAATATTTCAGGTTCAGGAAAATCAGTGGCTTTTAAATACGTAACTAATGACACCAATGCAGCACACAGTATTCAAGGTATGGTCATTACATTTGGTGTAGGAGACAGATTATAAAATGGCAGGTTATAGCAGACAGTCGGTAGCAGACATTATCGCTAATGCGGTTATCAAGGCTGCACCAGTAAACGCAGAGTACAACGCTATCCGTGATGCGTTTGCTTTTGTAGGTGGTCACAAACACGATGGTAGCTCTACTGAAGGTGCTTACGTACCTTTGATTGCTGACACTGACGCATTAAACAAAGTTGTAGTAGATACAGCTAACAACCGCATAGGTATCTTTACTGAGGTATCTAGTGCAGCAGTAGAGCAGATACGCATTCAAGACGGTGCTATTGTTCCTGTAACAGACAATGACATTGACCTTGGTACTTCATCACTAAAATATAAAAACATTTATGTAAACGGTATTGCAAGTATTGGCTCCATCACACTGTCAGGTGGTACAATAGATAATACTGTTATTGGTGGTACTACTCCTGCTGCTGGTACATTTACTTCAATGACAGCTACTACTGCTGACATTAATGGTGGTACAATAGATGGAACAACTATCGGGGGCACTACAGCAGCCGCTGGTAGCTTTACTACACTAGGTGCATCAGGTGCAGTTACCTTTGGTAGTACACTGGGTGTAACAGGTGTAACTACACTAGGCACTGCTAACATTACATCTGTAGATATTAACTCTGGTGCAATGGACAACACCACTATTGGTGCCACAACTGCTGCAGCAGGTACATTTACAAACTTAACTGCTACAGGTACAACTACCCTTACTACAGTAGATATTAACGGTGGTGCTATTGATGGCACTGCTATTGGTGCTTCTAGTGCATCTACTGGTGCTTTCACTACTCTGTCTGCCACAGGTACATCTACACTAAGCACAGTAGACATTAACGCAGGTAATATAGATGGTACAGTTATTGGTGCTAGTAGTGCTGCTGCAGGTAGCTTTACTACTGTTTCGACATCTGGACAAGCTACCTTGGCGACTGTTGATATTAATGGTGGGGCTATTGACGGTACTACTATTGGTGCAACAAGTGCAGCAGCTATCACAGGCACAACGATTACAGGAACTAGTCTTGTAGGTCCAGTCACAGGTAACGTCACAGGAAACCTTACAGGCAATGTAACTGGTAATGTAACTGGTAATTTGACAGGTAACGTTACTGCTTCAAGTGGTTCATCTACATTTAACAACGTGACTATCAATGGTACGTTGAATATGGATGCAGCCACTACTGCTACAATTACTAATTTGTCTACTCCTGTAGCTTCAGGGGATGCTGCTTCAAAAGGGTACGTAGACACACAAGTAGCTAACCTTGTAGACTCAGCTCCAGGTACACTAGACACATTAAACGAACTAGCTGCTGCTCTAGGTGATGACCCTAACTTCTCCACAACTATTACAAACAGCATAGCAACC